GGTCAATTTTGCCTCTATCCGAACAACAGAATGAGGATCTATGACAACAGTATCACTCCTGAGACACCTAAGATTCCTGATTTTAAGGTATCAACCGTGTACTATCAGGTGGAGAATGGTCATGATCGTGATGGATTAGGTTCAGAGGACAATTATTTTTGGAAAACATCAAAAGAAAGGTCAGTTGACACAAATATTGGAGTAGGAAATACCGCAAATTTACAAGAAGGAGTAGTAAATATCAATATTAAACCAGAATTAGGATGATGGGAACACATTTACTAGTAAATTTTTACGATGTATCGTTTTATCTCTTAAATCATCGTAAAAATTTAAAAAACCTCATGATTTCTGCTGTCGAGGATGAAGGATTGGAAATTTTAAACGTTTTTAGTCACTCTTTTCCTGTTCAAGGTGTGACAGTTCTTATTTCTCTTGCAGAAAGTCATTTTTCTTGTCATACTTGGCCTGAAAATGGAACTGCAGCAGTTGATATATTCACATGTGGGTCTGGATCACCTATGAATATTGCAAAAGAACTAATTTATTTCTTTGAAACAGACGAATACAGTATAAAATCAATCAATCGTTAAAAATTTTTGAAAAAAATCGATATAAATAATAAAAAAACTATGTTAAATGCCAGTAACGAGGATATTTAGATCATATAAGGACATAAGTTTGTCTTTTAACCCACATCCAGTGACTAAAGATCTACCAATTTTAAAAAATGAAAACGCAGTGCGTAGATCTGTGCGAAACATAGTGCAAACAATACCAACTGAAAAATTTTTTAACCCTTTGTTTGGTTCTGATGTTTACCAAAGTTTATTCGACTTCGTAGATTTTGGTACAGCAGCAGTTATTGAGGATCAAATATTGACATCGATTCGTAATTTTGAACCAAGAGTTGAAAATGTAACGGTTGAAGTAGACCCAAGACCAGATGATAATGATTTTGAAGTAACTGTTATTTTTGATATTGTGGGTCAAGAATTTCCAACACAAGAATACACCTTCATACTAGAGGCAACTCGATAAAATGCCTTATAATAATTACGCAAATCTTGATTTTGACCAAATTAAGACACAAATTAAAGATTATCTAAGATCTAATTCAAATTTTAGTGGATTTGACTTTGATGGATCTAATTTTTCAGTATTAATTGATACTCTTGCATATAATACTTATATTACATCATTTAATGCTAATATGATAGTAAATGAATCTTTCTTAGATTCTGCAACTTTAAGAGAGAATGTTGTTTCATTAGCTAGTAATATAGGATATATACCAAGATCAAAAACTGCTGCATTGTCTCAAATTAGTTTTGATGTAACAGTTCCAGATAATACAACAACCGTTACTCTACAACCAGGTCTTGTATGCACAGGATCATTAAATGAATCATCTTTTACATTCTCAACTGTTGATAGCATAACATCAACAGTAAATAATAATATTGCATCATTTAGTAATGTTAATGTTTATCAAGGTATTTACCTATCACAAGTATTTTTATATGATGGATCATTAGATCAAAGATTTATATTAGATAATCAAAATATAGATTCATCAACAATTAGAGTATCAATTAAAAAAAATGGAGATAGTGGAATAGGAATAAAATATAATTTAGCAACAGAATTAAATGATGTTACATCAGGGTCAAGAATATTTTTCTTAAGAGAAATACAGGATGAAAGATATGAATTAATTTTTGGAGATGGTATTTTTGGAAAAAAATTAGGCACTGCACATGGATCAAGTGAAGAGGATGGTGATACAATAACAGTACAATATTTAATTACAGATGGTGATGATGGAAATGGTGTGTCTAATTTTACTTTTTCCGGAACTCTTGTAAATCAAAATGGTGGGACTATTGCTCCGGAGTCCTCAGTTCTTATAACAACAAATCAATCATCAATCAACGGATCAGAAATAGAGTCTTTAAGTTCAATTAAATATTATTCACCCTTCTCATATTCTTCACAGAATCGTGCAGTAACTGCAAGGGACTATGAATCACTAATAAAAAAAATATATCCAAATACAGAATCTGTTGCTGTGATAGGAGGGGAAGAACTTGATCCACCAGAATTTGGAACAATAAACATAAGTATCAAACCAAAAAATGGAAGTTTTGTATCTGATTTTTCGAAACAACTTATATTATCAAAATTAAAAACATATGCAGTTTCTGGTATAAATCAAAAGATAGTTGATTTAAAAGTATTATATGTTGAAATATTATCATCTGTTTACTATAACAATTCTTTAGTTTCAAGTTCATCAACATTGAAAACTTCAATAATTGATAATTTAAACGCATATTCAAATTCAATTGAATTAAATAAATTTGGTGGAAGGTTTAAATATAGTAAAATTTTACAAGTAATTGATAAAACAGATACATCAATTACATCTAATATTACAAAGGTAGTATTGAGAAGAGATTTACAGGTGTCTTCAAATAAATTTGCACAATATGAACTATGTTTTGGTAATCAATTTCATGTTAATACATCGGGATTTAATATAAAATCAACAGGATTTTTTATTAATGGTGTAAGTTCAAAGGTATATTTAACTGACGTTCCTAATAGTGATATGAGAACTGGGGTTATTTCCATTGTAAGAGAAAATACCTCAGGAAATACAGATGTGTTTACTGTTGTTAAATCGTCAGCAGGTATCGTTGATTATGTAAAAGGTGAGGTAATACTAAACACAGTTAATATTGTATCAACAGAAAAACCTAATAATATTATTGAGATTCAAGCTTTTCCCGAATCGAATGATGTTGTTGGACTTAAAGATTTGTATGTATCTTTTAGTGTTGCAGATAGCACCATAAATATGGTTAGAGATGTCATAGCATCAGGTGATGATATTTCTGGTGTACAATTTGCCAGAGATTTCTATACATCTAGTTATTCAAACGGAAACTTAAAACGTATATAATATGATTGGCACTGGTATTAATACAAGAGTAAAAATACAAGATATTTTATCGAATCAACTTCCACAATTTATTTTGGATGAGAGTCCGTTAACTGTAGATTTTTTAAAACAATACTATATTTCTCAAGAAAATCAAGGTGCACCGATTGATCTTGTTGATAATTTAGATCAATATTTAAATCTGGATCATTTAACCCCAGATGTAATTCAAAATTCCACCACTTTGACTGGTATCACTACTATTGGTGCTAAAACAATTTCTGTTAATAGTACAAAAGGATTTCCAAATCAATATGGTTTACTAAAGATTGATGATGAAATAATCACTTATACTGGAATTACTACTAATACATTTACTGGTTGTGAACGTGGGTTTAGTGGTATTACAAGTTATCATGCAGATCTTGAAAAAGAAAATTTAGTTTTTTCAACATCCATTGCATCAAAACACTCATCATCAACTTCTGTTGAAAATTTATCAGTTTTATTTTTAAAAGAATTTTACGAAAAAATTAAATCAACAATAACACCAGGACTTGAAAAAACAAATTTTGCAACTGATCTAAATGTTGGTAATTTTTTAAAGAATTCTCGATCATTATATCAATCAAAAGGGACAGACGAATCTTTTAGAATATTATTCAGAGCATTATTTAATGTAGCTGCTAAAGTTATAAATTTAGAAAATTTTCTTATTAAGCCATCATCAGCAAAGTATATTAGAAGAGATATTGCAATTGCCGAAGTAATATCAGGAAATCCTTTACTTCTTGTAGGACAATCATTATTTAAAAGTGATTTAAACTCAGATATAAACACATCTATTTCACAAGTTGAACCGTTTACAAGAAATAATAAACAATATTTTAAATTTGAACTTTTTGTTGGATTTGATAATGAATCAGAAATTTCAAATGATTTTACTATAATTCCTAATACAAAATCTCTTGAAGATGTATCTATTGGATCATCAGTTGTTAGTGTTGACTCAACTGTCGGTTTTGGAACATCAGGAACAATAGTCTCTGGACTTACTACATTTTCTTATGGTAGTAAAACTATTAATCAATTTTTAGATTGCACCGATATAACAAATCAAATTTTAACAACCGATAATATCAGATCAAATAATATTTACTATTCCTATGAAAATGGAGATCTAAGTAAAAAAGTAGAATTAAGATTTACCGGTGTTTTAAATGAGTATGAAAATATAAACTCATTAGATGTTGAAGAGAGTGATGAGTTATTTGTTAAAAATATTGGTGATAAAATAATAAATCCCACAGTAAAAAATTATAAACAAACATTTGCAAATTCTTGGATTTATAATACTAGTTCAACTTATGAAATAAAAGAATTTACTGGTAGTTCTACTATAACATTGTCTAGTGAATGTGATAAATCTAGTTTAAAAGCAGGTGATAAAATAGAGTTACTAAAATCAGGAACAAATGAAGTTGTTTATCCATTAGAGAATGATGATATTCCATATGTTAATCAAATAATTGACGAAAATACAGTAAGTTTGGAAAATTTTGAATTTACACAAACAACTGGTGAAAAATATAAAATACGTAGAAAACTTAACAAGGCATTTTCTGATATAAATGCTGCACAAATATTATATGGAAATAATAAAATTACATCAGATATTCAAAATTTGTATATCGATGAAGATGAAAATTTTGCTTATGTTGCATCAAATTCATTACCATCTTATAATGAAAGTTTAATATCAGAAAAATATCCCTTTACAGAATTAATAGAAGCACGGATAAATGAAGAAACTTTGAGGATTGGAATTAACACAGAGGGTCAACTAAATGATAAAAATGATTTAGAAAAATTTACAACTATTACATTTGAAGAAAATGTAAGTTTTATAACCGGAACAGAGGTATTTTATCAACCAAGTGGTGAACCTTTAGTTGGACTTGAGACAGGATCCTACTTTATTAAAAATAATATTGATGGTAATATAAAGAAAATTAAATTATATAATTCAAGATCTAATATACCAAGTGATTCGTTTATATCTTTCACACCACCCGTTGGAATTTCTACTCACGTATTTACTTTAATCGATCATAAAGAAAGATTAATTACACCTCAAAAATTATTAAAAAAATTCCCGTTAAAACAAGATTTATCAACAGGAGTAAATGAAACTACTAATCCTGGTCAAATAGGAATGTTAATAAATGGTGTTGAAATATCAAATTATAAATCAAATGATAAAATATATTTTGGTCCTTTAAATACAACTTCTATTTTAAGTGGTGGTGCTAATTTTGATGTTGTAGATGAACCAAAATTTACAGTTTCAACTGGAATAGGAACGACTGCTTTAGTTCAACCAGTAATAAATGGATCTGTTGAAAAGATTCTTGTTGACCCTCAGGAATTTGATATAAATGAGGTAATTTCAATAGGAGTAACAGGTGGTAATGGTTCTAATTGTGTACTGGAACCAATTATTGTTAAAAGATTTAGAAGTGTTATTTTTGATTCAAGAACAACGTTAACTGGTGGTGGAATTAACACTTCAATAAATACAATAACATTTTTAAAGGAGCACAGTTTTGTTGATGGTCAGGAGATCGTGTATGATAATCAAAATAGCACTTCTGTGTCCACTGCATCAACAACTTTATTTGATGGTGCATCTTATTTTGCATCAGTTCTCAATAATAAGACAATAAGATTATATAACACTTTTGAAGATCAAAGAGCAAGTATAAATCCAATTAATATAATAGGTGGTGGTAGTGGTATTCAAAAATTTAGATTAAATTCATCAAAAAATAATTTATCAGAAGTAAAAGTAATAAATCCTGGTGAAAATTATAGAAATAAAAAACTATTAGTAAAACCAACTGGAATTTTAACTAATTATAATGCAATTCAATTTACAAATCACGGATTTGAAACTGGTGATGTAGTTCAATACTCCAATGCTGTTGGATTAGGGACAACACAACCTGAATTCATTTCTGGACTAAGCACTACTAATGATTATTTTGTAAAAAAATTAGATGGAAATAAATTTCAATTATATGATACAGGTGTTGGTGGTACAATTACCTCGAATTTTGAAAGAGATGACATAGTAGAAATATCATCAACTGGAACTGGATTTCAACAATTCAGTTATCCAAAAGTAAAGGCATATATCAATTTCACATCGGTTGGTCTGGGCACGACTTCACTTCAAACAGTTGAATTGACTCCTGTGGTCAAAGGTTCTGTAACAAATTTATATCTATATGAGAATGGCACTGGATATGGTTCAACCATATTAAATTATCATAAAAAACCTACCATATCAATTCAAAATGGAAAAGATTCCTCATTAAAATTAAATATTATTAATGGTCAGGTGGATTCTGTTAGTATTGAATATGGTGGAACTGAATATTTTTCATCTCCTGACCTTATTGTAAATGACACAAACGGATCTGGAGCAGAATTAAGACCTATTATAACAAATCAAAAATTAACTGACGTAGTTGTGATTAATCCTGGTTTAGGGTATTCAACTGATGCTACAGTTACTGTTAAACCATCAGGATCAGATTTTATTTTTGATGTAGATGTCAGATCTTTAACATTAAACAAAAATTATAATAATTCAACAAATGCATCTTTTTTATCTAAAGGTGATGGTAAATTAAAGTATTCTAAGTGTGGTTATAGCACCGATACATTTAATGATGGGGGTGATGTTGCATCATCAATTATAGGTTGGGCTTATGATGGTAATCCAATTTATGGACCTTTTGGACGGGAGGGAGTAGATGGGAGTGGTTCAATAAAAACTTTAAGTTCTAGTTATGTTGTAGATACAAATTATATTGATAGACCAAGTTTATTGAATTTTCCATCAGAATTTTTTGTTGAAGATTTTAAATTTAATAATAGTGGAGATTTAGATAAGTATAACGGTAGATTTGAAATTAATAATGATTTTCCAAATGGTATATATGCCTATCATGCATTAGTTGATACATCAGGATCCAATAATCCTAAATTTCCATTTTTTATTGGTGATAAATTTAAATCAAAAATAATTGAAAGTAATTTTACAGAATTTAATCAATCATATGATTTAAATTCTTCTGGTTTTAAAAGAAATACATTTCCATATAAAGTATCAGATTCTTTTGCTGATAATGATTTTTTAGTTGAAACTAATGAGATAACACAACAAAAGAGTATAGTAGAATCTGTATCATCAGGAACAGTAGATGGTATAAAAGTTGTTAATTCTGGTCAAAATTATAAAGTTAATGATAATTTAATCTTTGATAATTCGAATACAAGTGGTGATGGATTAACTGTAAGAGTATCAAAATTAAAGGGTAAAGAGATAACAAATATTGATACTACTGTTAATCAAATTGATAATGTAGTATTAATATGGAATCAGGATCAAATAATTATTGATACCGATATTCCACATAATTTCAATGATAAAGATTCAGTAGTGTTGTCAGGATTATCCACAGATATTATTAGTATAGATCAGTTTAATATTATAGGGGTATCTTCTTTCGTATCTAAAAATATATCAACTATACATGCTACTGTAACTGCAGGTTTAACAACAGAAATTAATGTTTCAAATATTCCTGAAAATGTATCAATTGGAGGAAGTATAAGAGTTGGTATTGAAACTATGAAAATTTTGAATGTTTTTGATAATAATGTTCTAAGAATAAAAAGATCTTTGACAGGAACCTCACATTCAGCTACTTCACCAATTATTTTTGAACCGAATACATTTACATTTGATAAAAAATTATCATTCTTCGATTCTAAGAAAAATAATAAAGTATTTTTCAATCCAACAAAATCTGTTGGAGTTGGCACTACACCAGGATTTAATCATCAGACTTCTTTTGTATTTTTAGATAGCACAGTTAATAGAAATATACCTACACAAAAAGTATTATTAAGTAATCATCCTTTCTATAATAATCAAAAAATTAATTTAACTATACCATCTGGTAAAGCTCAAATTTCCGTATCAACAACACCAACATCTGCTGTATTTAATTTACCAACAACTAATTTATACATTGTAGATTCTGGAAAAGATTTAATAGGATTGAAAACAGGACTTGGCGCATCATTTAATGATTTATTTTTCAGATCTATATCAGGAAGTAATGATAGTGATGAGTACTTATTCAAAAGTGAATTCAATCAAGTAACAGCAAATATTAAAAAGTTTAATACAAAAGTAACCTTAAGTACTTCACATACTCTAGCATTTAATGACGAAATTTCATTAGATGTTAAACCAAGTTTGAATGTAGGGATTGGAACCTTATCAACAGTTAGTGTTAAACGTGATTTAAACACAGGGCATTTATTATTTGATCAAATAGGATTAAATTCGACAGGTATTAATACAACTACAAATACCTTAACAGTACAGTCCCATAATTTAAAAACTGGAGATAAAATAAAATATAATTCTAATTTAGCACCACAAGGTCTTGTTAACAAAGAATATTTTGTTTTTAAAGTTGATGATAATAATTTTAAATTTACTGAAAGTTATCTAGATTCTCAAAGTAAACCACCTGTAGTCGTTGGATTAGGTTCAACTGGAGGATCAACACAAACAGTATCAAAAATAAATCCATCTATAAATGTTGTTAAAAATAATAATCTTGTTTTTGATTTATCAGATTCTTCTCTTAATGACTATGAATTTAGAGTTTACTATGATAATGATTTTAATAATCAATTTATATCTATGGGATCATCTACTAGTTTGAACGTAGTTCAAGTTGGATCATCATTAACTGTTGGATTTTCTACCTCATTACCATCAAAACTATATTACAATTTGGTAAAATCTGGATATATTAGCACAGTAGATACTGAAGTAATTGATAATAATCAAATAAATTATGTAAACAGCAACTATAACGGAGATTATAAAGTTTCATCCATTGGTTCAACCACATTTGATATATTTTTAGACAAAGAACCTGAGAGATTATCTTATAATACCAATAATTTCAATGAAAATTTAATTTCTAAATCAAACTCAATTTCTTACAAAACAACCTCTACATCATCTCAGGATGGCATAGGAGACGTTGAATTGATATCAGGTGGAACAGGATATAAAAAACTGCCAGTGCTATCTGGATCGTCTTCTACGATTGCCTCAGATGCAACTGTTGATTTACTATCAGAATCAATAGGTAATATACAAAAAGTAAGAGTTTTAAATGATAGTTTTGAGTATTCAACAGACAAGACTTTACAACCTAATTCACCTGTATCTCCATTAATTAAAACTTTAAATGGAAATACTATAGGAATTATTACTGTCACATCTGGAGGTCAAAACTATAGCAGTACTCCTAAAATAATTATTGTTGATCCAAATACAGGTTTAGAAATAAACAGTGGATATTTCGAAGTGATAATGAATCAAAGCACAATATCAAACGTATTAATTAATGATAAACCAAATGGGTTGCCAGAAGAAAGGGTAAAAATAATAACGACAAATAACACAAATGGTGTTTCAATACAATCAATTGATTTTGATAATAGTGTTGGAACTTCATTTACATGTTTCATATCAACTCCATTAAATGGGTTTAATATTGAACCATTTACAGCTGGAGATGAAGTTTTTATAGAAGGAGTTCAAAAATATATTGGTGTTTCAACAACTGGAGAAAATTTACCTTTTGTTGGTAGTGGACATAATTCATCAGATTACAAATATTCTTTCTTAAAAGTATCTGAGTATAATAAGAATACTAATCCAAGAAAAGTTATTATATCTGTATCAGGAATACAAACTACAAATAGCACAGGAGTAAGCACTTACGTTGGTATCGCAGTTACGAATCAAAATAACTTTGCCACTATTATTAATAAATCCAGATATCCTATTTTTGATTTTAATATAATCAAATCAGTGTTCATAAACGGTGAGAGATTGACAGTAAATAATATAAGTAGAAATTTGTCTGTATCGAGGTACAATGACAATTATATTAAAGTTATTGGTTCATTTGATTTAAAAGTAGGTGATATTATTTTAGGTCAAAGTTCAAATTCAAAAGCCGAAGTTAGAGAAATAAATGAAAGTAAAGGTATTTTTAAAATAGATTTTGCATCTAGAAAAGATATTGGATGGGATGATGAAGTTGGTAAGTTAAGTATTGATAACCAAGTTACTCCCAATAATGATTATTTCCAAAATTTATCATACTCAATTAAGAGTGAAATACCATGGAATAAATTTGAAACACCGGTTAATGATATACTTCATACCTCAGGATTGAAAAATTTTGCTGATACAGAACTTTCATCATCATCTAGTGTTGGGATAGGATCGACATCTACAACATCAATTACTATAAACATAATTGATGATAAAAGAGTAGATGTTATCAAAAATATTGATTTATCAAGAGATAAAGACCCTGTTAACAATTCTTCAAAATTTATAGAATTTAAAAATATTAGACTCACTGACTTTATTAGATGTGAAAGTAATAATGTTCTTAATGTTGATGATATAAGTAAAGATTTTTCTAACATTGACGGAAATCCTGATACATTTTTAGATATTTTAAATTTAAATCAAGTAAAATCTTTTACAAATTTACTAGTTAGAGTAAATAGTTTTATTGGAACAGAGTTAGAATTACAAGAATTATTATTACTAAGTTCATTAAAAAACACTTCCAGTGCGTCTCCTAGTGAATTGCAAAATGCTTTGATTATTAAATCAAAATTGAATAATGTTGGAACTAATAATATTACTGCAAAAAATGAAACACTTGGTGATTTTTCTATCGCAACAAATGATGCAGGTGAAAATGTTTTAAGGTATACTCCAAAAGATAAGTTTGATACTGATTATGATTTTAAAATAATAGAAAACATATTTACTTCCACTAATGAGTTAGTTCAACCTGTTAGTGGAATTGGCACACTAAGTTTAGGTGTCATAAGACTCATGTCTTCGGAAACTCTCTCTAGAAGTGGAATTACCACTTCAATTATATCTCTTCCATCAGATCAGTTTAAATCATATTTTGTCAACACTCAAATTGTTAATACAAATTCAGGGGAAATTGATTTTGTCGAATCTTATTTAACTCATGATAATGTTAATTCTTACTATTCTGAATATTATACGGATAATAATAATACTAATAGTAGAGTGGGTATTTTTAGTGGTGATTTATCAAATGGAAATCTATCATTAAGTTTTTATAATGATACTGAAGATGTTGTTTTATTAATTAAATCAAAAATAGTGGGTATTGGAACAACTGGATTAGGAAATGGTGAGCATAGATTTTTATCAAATGATCAAATAGGAGGACAAGAGAGAAGTATTGTATACCAAGGTATAACAACAGCAGGTGTGGGAACAACTTCAATAATCGATTTAGATAAAAATTTATTCAATGCTTTTAAATCAGTTGTTGAGGTAAGCATAGGATCTTCCAAAGCTTTACATCAAGTTTATTCAATAAATGATGGATCTCAAATTTTCACTCAACCAGCTCAATTCTTATCAGTTGGATCTACGTCATTATTTGATGATAACATTGGACTAGGAACATTTGGTGGAGTATATGACGGATCAAAAATAAAAATTAATTTTTATCCTGATAATTTAACTGGTATATGCACTGTAAAAACATTCAATCAATGTTTTTATAATTCAAATGATACTAAAAATGTAGCAAATGATTTGGAGTATGGTTCAATAAGAGAGTCTATTGATTTAAAATTCTTTAATGCAATTAATGGTGTTAGAATTAATAGAACTGATTTTGAATTAAATTCAAATAATATTCCTATTTTTAGTAAAACTTTTAATCCTAATTCAGTTTCATTAGCAGCAACTACTGGTATTTTTACTATAAATGATCATTTCTTTAGGAATAATGAGGAATTGGTGTATAAACCAGATTCAACAATTGTTGGTGTTGGAACATCATCTCTTGTATACAAAAATGTATCAGCAGGTATAAACACAGTCTTGACAGAAGTCGGTAATGTATTTTGTATTAAAACTGGAGAGAATACCTTCCAAATATCAACAACTAGAGCAGGAACTGCAGTTACATTCACAGGTTTAGGTGAGGGAAATGCTCATAAATTTACTATGTCTAAGAGAATTGAAAAATCAATTATCACTATTGATGGATTAATGCAGGATCCAATATCAGTTAAAAATTTAACACAAACTCTTACTAATAATAATGGTAATATTGGTGCTTCAAGTAGTATATTTTCACTTAGTGGTATTTCATCTGTTTTAGTTGAGGATATAATCAAAATTGATGATGAGTTTATGAGAATAAACAATGTTGGGGTGGGAACTTCTTTCTCAGGTCCAATTACACCAGGCATCGGAACATTCCCATTGGTTCAAGTTGACCGTGCATCATTAGGAAGCAAATCTTCATCTCATAATGATGCAACTAGTATTAAGTTTTTTACAGGGTCATTTAATATTGAAGAAAGCAATATTCATTTTACAAATGCTCCAATAGGAAATCCACAAGGATCAGATACTTTTAGTAATTTACCGTTTCCACGTTCAACTTTTGCAGGTAGAGTATACTTTAGAAATAATTATGATACAAATATAGTGTTTGATGATGTTTCAGATAAATTTACAGGAATTAATTCATCATTTAATTTAACAGTTGGAGGTGCAAACACTATTGGAATTGGAACCACTGGAAATGGATTGATGTTGATTAATGGTATTTTCCAAAATCCAAGCACATTTAACAATCCATCTGGTAATTTTAATTTGACTCAAGATGCGAATGTGGGTGTCACTACAATTAATTTTACTGGTTTAAATGTAGATAATGAACTTGTAATAAGTGATGAAGATGTAAATCAGAATCAATTACCAAGAGGAGGTGTTATCGTATCATTAGGTTCAACTTCAGGATTGGGATTTGCACCTCTAGCAGGTGCTAAGATAAGACCTGTGGTGAGTTCTGGGGGAACAATAACTTCAATAGTTGGTGTTGCAACAACTGGATCATCATTAGGAATTATAACCGCATTTTATAATAATACTACAGGTTTACTAACCGTGACAACACAAACTGATCCAGATTGGGTATTTGGTGAACAGAGTCAAGATGAAGTTCAACTGAATAGTTTACCTTTTTCTGGTGGATTATCAATTGGTGGCACCTTCTCAGTAGTTTCAGTGGCAGCAACTAATATATTTGGTGTTAATATTGGTATTAGAGAAACAACACATGATTATCAGGGTGGAGGAGAAGCGTTACCTTGGTACGGAGATTTAACATTTGGATCTGGATATAATGGTATTAATGGAATAGGTGTGACTGTTGTTGATCTTGGTTATAAACATCGTTTTTTATATGCTACTTCAGGTGCAATCACTGTAGCTGGTGGGGGATCAGATCCACTGTTAACACCCACAAATGCAATTTATAATCCTGTATCAGGTATAGTTACTTTTACCGTAGCAGATCATGGATTGACTAATTCTAACACCATTACAATAGAAGATGAGAGTTTATATTTCTCTTGTTCAAAAGATAATTTTAAAACTATACATCCGTATCCAAGATCAACAGATCCAGCGTCTGTCAATTCACCAGCACTAAACGGTGGTTCATTACCAGTCACAAAAGTAGATGATGATAGTTTTAGTGTTAATGTTGGTACAAATGTAGGATCTGGTGCTACAATTACTGCTAGTGTTGGTGTGGGAGGAACCCTTGCATTTACTATTGTAGGTGGTGGTAAGAGTTATAAGGATGCAAAGATTTTTGTATCTTCTCCTTCTTACTCTGGTTTAGGTATTACAGGTTTATCAAGACTTGGAATAGGTGCAACATACGATACAGGAAAAAATATTACGGTAGATGTGAATGTTGGTCCAGTTGCTACTAACGTAGGTATAGGTTCTACATTATTTGAAGTTACAAACTTTAAAGTTAATGGTAATGGAAATGCATTTAATTTTGGAGATAAATTCACAGTTGTTGGTTTGGTAACTGATTCTAGTTACGCACAACCGGTTAAGAACTTTGAATTAGAAGTTACAAGAGTATATAACGATAGATTTACTTTCTTCCAATTCGGGGAATTTGATTTTATTGACTCAATAAAGAGTTTACAAAATGGATCAAGAGTAAGATTTCCTATAAAATATGATCAAGAACAGTTAAGTATAGAAGAAGGAAATGCGTTTACTGGTGATTTATCAAATGTTTTAATAATTTTTAGGAATGGTGTTCTACAAGAACCTACTAAAAATTACAATTTTGATGGTGGTACATCTCTAATATTTACAACACCACCAGCAAGTGATGATGATATACAAATTTATTTCTATAGAGGAACTGCTGGAACAGATTCATTACAAGTAGATGCTGAGACTTCTCCTGTTGAAAAAGGTGATACTGTTCAAATAGTTAAAAATGTAGGTTTAATAACTAGCAAATCTCAAGATCCTAGAGTAATTTTTGATATAAAAGACTCAGACGAAATTGAAACAAATATTTATTTTGGTCAAGGTATTAATGATGTAAACTTTAAACCTTTAGATTTAATAAAACAAAAAAGAGATTTAGCTGTAAATGATGAAAGAGTTCCAAAAACAAGACAATTGATAGAAACTTTAGTGTTTCCAACTGCAAAGGTGATTGGTGATATCTCAATTTCTAATAATGAAATATTTGTGGATGATGCATCTTTGTTTAATTATGAGAATGAATCAAGTCCAAATTTTGAGTTAAATTTGATTTCAGGAGTAAGTAATCCTGTGGCAGCAGCATTGACTGCTGTTGTTTCAGGAATTGGTACAATTCAATCCTTAAGTATAGTTAATGCTGGAGCTGGATATACCGAATCAACAATACAGTTGTCAATTGGCATACCTACCACAGGTATTACATCCTTTACAAAGAATGATGGAACAATTGGATTTGGAACAACTGCAACTGCAACTGCAACCATAACAAATGGATCAGTTAGTTTAATTAATATCACAAATCCTGGTTCAGGTTACACAAATACTAATCCACCTAAAGTTCTTGCACCCAAATCATCAAGAGTTGATGAAATTGCAAGTGGCACTAATCTTGTTTTTGAAAATGCATCTGGTATTATTACAGGTATAGGAACTACAATATTTAACTCAGCATTAGCAATTAAATTTACAGGTATAAATACTGAGGGATTAGGACCAATCACAATTGGTGATCCATTATTCGTATATAACACTACTGTTGGAAATGGTGTTACATCAACTGATGGAACAAATACAAATATAGTTGGTATTGGTACAACTTTTGTTGATAATGTTTATATTGTTGCAGGAATTACAACAATAGGGGTAGTTGGGGGAGGTAATACTATTACTGGTATTATCACATGCACCATTGATACTAATAGTATTGGTATTCCTATAAACACGACTGGAGCATCTATAGGAAGATTTTCATTAGGAAAAATATCAAATGTAGTAAGGTCTTCAAGTCCAATATCAATCGGAGTTACAGGTTTAACTGTTGATGTGGGATTATCAACTTTCCCAACTGTGATTAGAAGATCAGGTAACGATACTCTCAGAAAAACTGGAGCATTAAAAACTAATCTTATATAATGATGTATAAATATCTAAAAAAACAATAATAATGCCAGCAATTGTAACAGATCAATTCAGAATATTTAATGCTAATAATTTTGTTAATTCAGTATTAACAAGTGATGATTCATATTATGTATTTTTAGGATTAACAAATCCATTTGGAAAAATACCATTTTCAAATTCGATTGTGGGATTTGGTAGAACTACAAATTGGCAAACTCAAACACCAGCACCTGTAGATAATTTACAATATCTTAGTCATTACAGAGATACCATGTTATTTGGTAAAAAAATTAATAGTGCTAATATACGTAGAGTTGTGAAAAGACATGATTGGGTATCTAATACTAGATATGACATGTATCGTCATGATTACCAAACAATAGTCAATCCAGCTCCTAATAGTGATACAGGTAATTTGTATGATTCAAATTATTATGTTGTAAATAGTGATTTTAAGGTGTATATATGTATTGATAATGGATCAAGTGGTACAAATTTAAAAGGAAATGTATCTGTAGATGAACCAACATTTACAGATTTAGAAGTATCTGCCGCTGGAACAAGTGGTGATGGATATCTATGGAAATACTTATTTACCGCATCACCATCTGATATTATAAAATTTGACTCTACTGAATTTATCGTATTACCTAATGATTGGGAAACATCAACTGATAGTCAAATACAAAATGTGAGAGAATCAGGAAATTCTGATTTAAATTTAAATCAAATTAAAAAAGTTTATATTGAAAATGCTGGTAGTGGTGTAAACGCTTCATATCAATCAGGATCACATGAAGTAGATATTTTAGGTGATGGAACAGGAGGAAAAGTTCAAATTATTGTTGATACAACTGGAAAAATTACAAGTGCAAAGGTTTCATCAGGTGGTTCGGGTTATACATTCGGTGTAGTAGATTTAGGAACAGTTCAAATAAATCCAACTGGAAGTTTAAGTGTTGTAAACGCAGCAAAATTAATTCCGATTATACCACCTTCAAAAGGACATGGATTTGACATATATCAAGAATTAGGTTCTGATAAAGTTTTAATTTATGCTAGATTTGATGATTCTACTAAAGATTTTCCAACAGATACTAAGTTTTCACAGATAGGAATCATAAAAAATCCCAGTCAAGTCAGTTCTGCTGCTACTTTTACTTTAAATCAATTTAGTTCATTATCTTCGTTAAAGTTAACTTCAGACATAGGTATCACTAAGTCATTAATTGGTCTTGGGATAACTCAATCAACAGAAAGTGGGGTTGCTAGAGGATATATTTCTTCATATGATAAAGACACAAAAATTTTAAAATTTTATCAAGATAGATCATTATACTTTGTAAATGGAAATGATCAAACTGATAATACCAATATTTCATCACAATCAAAAGTTATAGCATTTGAATCATCATCTGAGTCTATTAAATCAGACAATACTGATCCTGATTTAGCATTTACAAAATCTATTGATACTACTTTTAGTGGGATAACAACTGTTGTTAATAATAAAATAATAAATTTAGGAGTTACTTTTACAAATGGAATCTCTCAGGAGGAGATAAATAAAAAAACAGGAGATATTATCTATATTGATAATAGAGAATTGGTTGAAAGAAACTCTAGGCAAAAAGAAGATGTAAAAATCGTTCTTGAATTTTAAGTAAAATGAAACAAAAAACAAATTTAAATACAAGTCCATATTATGATGATTTTGATGAATCAAAAAATTTTTACAAAGTTCTTTTTAAACCTGGTTTCCCAGTTCAAGCAAGAGAGTTAACTGGTTCTCAATCAATATCACAAGATCAATTATCTAAACTAAGCACTTATGTTTTTAAGAATGGGGCAAAAGTAATACCAGGTGATCCATCATTTCAAGATAATGTTAGAGCTATAAAATTAAATTCTACAAACTTTGGTGTTGATATATCATTATATACGAATAATTTAGTTGGTAAAATAGTATCAGGTCAATCTTCAGGAATACGTGCAAATGTAAAGTTAGCAACAACAATAACCGACTCAGAAAATAATAGTCAAATAATTTTACATGTTGACCAAATATCCTCTGGAAACAATTTAAATAGTTTTGATACATTTCAAAATGGAGAGTCATTAGTATGTGATGAAAATATTCTATATGGTAATACCACAATAAATGCAGGAACACCTGTAGCGTCTTTAATATCAAATAATTCCACTGGTTTTGGTTCTTTAGTTCATATTGAAAAGGGAGTTTACTATATTAGAGGTTATTTTGTTGGTGTTAATCAACAGTCAATAATATTAGATGCTTTTGAAAATAAACCATCTTATCGTGTTGGTTTGAAAGTAGATGAAATAATTGTAAATGCAAAGGAAGATAGTTCACTATATGATAATGCAACTGGTTTTACAAATTTTGCAGCACCAGGTGCTGACAGACTACAAATAAATTTAACTCTTACAAAAAAATTATTAACTGATAAAAATGATACAGATTTTGTATTATTACTTGAAATTGAAGACGGTAAAGTAAAAAAAGTTGGTGAAGGTGTTAATGATAATTTAAATTTATTAGGTGATGCTCTTGCTAAAAGAACTTTTGAAGAGTCTGGAAATTATTCAGTTAGACCATTTATACCATCTATACACAATTCACTGAATGATAAGTTAGGAAATAATGGATTATATTTTAGTAATCAATTAACAGATCAAGATAACACACCTTCTGACGATTTGATGTGTGTAAAAATTTCACCTGGTTTATCGTATGTTAGAGGAAATAGAGTTTTAAAGAGCACAACAAATATTATTGATGTTGATAAACCTAGAGATGTGGGAATACAGACAAGTAGTGCTGTTGATTTTGAAATGGGTAATATATTAAGAGTTAATAATGTTCAAGGAGTTCCTAAACAAGGAACAGTTGTCAGTTTATTTGATAATTTCAATTCTACTGGTAATTTAATAGGTAGTGCAAGAGTCTACAGTTTTAATTTAGAAAATTCTGCTTATTCAGGAGCAACTACAAATTGGGATTTAAGATTATTTGATATACAAACATTTTCAACTATAACATTAAATACAACTATTCTTAGCGCTGAAGTGCCTCAGGGATCTTTTGTTAAAGGAAAAAATTCAAATGCATCCGGATTTGTTAGACCTCATCACTCCAGCACTGTTGGAATTGTAACTTTGAGTGAATCTTCAGGCACATTTATGATCGGAGAAGAATTGACTGTTAATGGTATTGATTTAGAAAGAAGTGTGGGTATTCTAACATCAAGTAATATTCAACAAATAAAGTCTGTTTCACAACCAACTTCCAGCAATTTTCCAAGTATATCAGGCAGTGGATTCAAAGCAGACTCTTTTCTCGAAAGATTTAGAATTCCAGGTGGTATTGGTAATGTATCTATAACTGCAAGAGGTGGTACAGGCGGAGGTATTTCAACTGTAACTGCTGGAGGGGAACCTTTAACCGGATTAAGAAAAGGATCAATAGTTAGATATTTAAGTCCAGGTATAAGCACAGAAAGATTTAATAAAGTCCAATCAATTGCAAGTGATGGTTTGTCTATGGTAATAGAACCAATAACAACTGTATTTGGTGTTTTTGAAGGATCTGTTCCAGATGCAAATATTCAGGTATCAATGTTCGCTGCAGCACCAAATATAAGAGGTACAGGAAATTTATTTAAATCTTTAAATAATTCGAATGTTGAGTCTATAGATTTATCAAATTCACAATTAACAGTAACTAAACAAATTACTGGTAAAAATATAAGTTCCGGAACTCTTACAGTGAATTCCTCTAGTGATACTGATTTAGTAAACTCAAGTTTTGTATCTTTTGATCAAGAACGTTATTCAGTTCATAACGATAATGGGACAATACAAACTCTTAATCGTGATAATTTTAGTACCAATGGAACTACTTTTACATTAACTGGATTAGATGATGACACTGTTGTCTTAAACTCAACTTTATCAAAAAATGAAATAAAGAGTAAAATAAAAACATATAATAAAAGTCAATTGTATTATGTTAGATTATCAAACGATAAAGCATCTGGTGCTAGTGCTGGTAATTCAATTCAAGATGGATTGACATTTGATAGAAGATATGGTTTAAGAGTTCAAGATGAAGAAATATCACTTAATTATCCTGATGCGGTTAAAGTTTTATCTATATTAGAATCTTTAGATGAAAATGATCCAATTCTAGACACATTAAGTTTTAGTGACACTGTAAATGTTGATAATAATGCAATTATTGGTGAGGATATTATCAGTAATGATAAGTCTATTGTTGCTAGAGTAATTAGTAAACCGACATCAAATCAATTATCTGTTGTATACTTAACCTCAAATAAGTTTACATCAACAGACAATGTTACTTTTTCAGAGTCAAATATTCAGACAAAAATTAACAGTATAGTAAATGTAGGGAAATATAAAGATCTTACAAACTCATATGCGTTAGATAAAGGACAAAGAAACGAATATTATGATTATTCAAGAATTATTAGAAATAAAAATGTTTCATCACCATCAAGAAGATTATTAGTAATTTTCGATTATTATTCTGCTGCAAATAATGATGAGGGTGATGTATTTACAGTTCTAAGTTATGATAATGACAGATTTAATTTTGATATTCCTACTATAGGATCATCTAACGTCAGAGCTACTGATACGATTGATTTCAGACCAAGAGTTCCAATATATGATGTAAGCACAGGTACAATATCACCATTTACTTTTGGTTCAAGAGATTTTTCAACAATAAAACAATTTATTACACCTAATGAAAGTTTTACTTTAAATTATAATTTCTATTTACCAAGAATTGATAATTTATATCTTAGTAAAAATGGCAATTTTGTATATGAAAAAGGAGTATCGTCAGTAAATCCAAAACCTCCAGTCAGAAATGATGAATTGATGAAGTTAGCAACAATTACTTTACCACCGTATCTCTATAGTCCTGAAAATGCATCATTATTAATAACTGAGAATAAAAGATTTACAATGAAAGATATTGGAACTATTGAGGATAGAGTTTCAAATTTAGAGGAAGTTACTTCTTTATCATTGTTAGAAAATAATGTACAAACACTGCAAATATTAGACTCAGAGGGTAGAAATAGATTTAAGAGTGGATTTTTTGTAGATCCATTTAGAAATTATAATTTAATGAATTCAACTTTATCAACTGTTGAAGTTGATTTGTTTTCAAATGTAATATTCCCAATTAGATCTAGAAATACGTTAGATTTAGTTCCAAAGTTAGAAAATCCATTATCTCAAGCAGATTTTGATTCAAGGCAGAATAATCAATTATTTGATTCAAATGTAAGAAGAACAGGTGATTTAATAACTTTAGATTATGAAGAGGTAGAATGGTTTGGACAGGAATATGCCACCAGTTCTTTAAATATAAATCCATTTTTAATACCATCATATACTGGACAAATAAGATTAACTCCTGCTTCTGATTTATGGACAAGAACAATTGAAAATGATCTTGGTGTAATAAGGCAAGATGGAGTAAACACAACACAAAATTTAAATTTAAATACTATAATAAATGGTGAATTGGGTGGAGATATTACACAGGTAACCACTAGAACTACTCAACAACTTGTAACTCCTGGTCAGGGGTCACAGTTAGGAGTTGGTAATGGTGGAGTCATATCAAGGACTTTAGAAGATGCTGGAACTAGCACAATAAGGGGTCAATTATCTTTAAATGGTAATGCTTCTGATAGCGTAACTGTTAGAAGTGTGGATACTGTTATTGATAACAGACTTACTTCATCGATAGCACAATTTATGAGATCGAGAAATGTGCAATTTGAGACTTCTAGTTTTCCTTCATATACACAATTTTTTACATTCTTAGATAAAGAGATTGTAGATTTCATTCCAAAATTAGTTGAAGTTTCTCCAACAAAAAATGGATCTGGTTCCGGAACTAGTAATTCTTCATTCATAATTGGTGAAACTGTCGAAGTTTATGATAATACAAGTGAACCACCTGTGATGCAATTTAGAGTCTGTAAACCAGATCATAAAACTGGTGCTTTTAATAATCCAAGTGAATCATATCAATTTAATCCTTACACATATCAAAATAATAATGCCGACAGAGTGCCTCAAAATTATTCTCTTACAACACCTATTGTAAATATAGATACACTTTCATTATCTAATGAGTCACAATCAAATTATTTCGGATATTTAGAAACAGGTTACAAATTAGTTGGAACAGAAAGTAATGCTGAAGCTTATGTAAAAAATAAAAGATTAATAAGTGATAATAGAGGTGATTTAATAGGAACATTTTTTGTTAAAGATCCAAATACTATTCCACCTCCTGATAGAAGATTTAATACAGGAGAAAAAACTTTCTTATTAACCACAAGTTCAACAAATGCAACATTTATACCTGGTGTTGATCCAAACATATTTGCTGCTCAAATTCCATTCACATCTGAAGGAACAACGTTAGAATTTGAAAAAGAAACAATTCAGACAGTTAATTCATCCACTTTCAATATTAATGCTGATTTTCAGGCAAATATTGAGACTAATATCTCACTTACTCAACAGATTGAAAATGTAGTAGAGGCAGAATATTTTGATCCTTTGGCACAAACATTTGTTATAGGTTCTAGAAATCCACAAACTGAAAATGCTCTTAACACTTCTAATGATCAGAATGGTGCTTATATTACATCAGTTGAAGTATTCTTTAGAACAATTGATCCAAATACAGATGTAACTTTACAAATGAGGACTACAGATGAAGGAACTAGACCCTCTAGATCAATTTTAGCATCTAAAACATTACCATCTACAGAATTTGTAAATGGTGTTTCTAATCAATTAATTCAAACATCTGAGGATGCATCAGTTGGAACTAAATTTACATTTGATGAACCTCTTTATTTAAGTCCAAATGAAACTTACGCAATTGTTTTACTTGCCCCAGATTCAGACAAATATACTGTTTTCACTGGAGTTTCTGGACAGACTGCTTTAAATCCTCAATCCATACCTGGTGCAGCAGGGGGAGAATCAATACAGTATTCACAGCAATATACACTAGGAGCAATTTTCAAATCACAAAATGGTGCACTATGGTCAGAGGACAATGAGCAAGATTTGACATTTAAATTATATAAAGCTCAATTTGTTACTAGTGGTTCATTACTTTTACATAATTCTGAATTAGGTGAAGGTAATAATTATATTCCAAGATTGACTCCAAACTCGATAGAAACATTTCCTAAAACTGGATCGATTGGAATCACGACTATTGGAGAACCAGCAGTATCAACTTTAGTCGGAATATTAACTGCAGGTAGAAAAATTTGTGGTATTAATTCTACAAGTACTGCTGTAATAACGGGTATTGGTGGAAGTGTTCGTGATCCAAGACCAAATGTTGTAGGTAGTGGTCTTACCGTTACAGATGGTGGTTTAAATTACACAGCATCTCCTAATGATGGTACATCACCAATTGAAACTTTTGCAATTACAGGTGGAGGCACTGGATTAAAATTAAGCATTGCTTCAGTTGGGGTTGGAGGTTCAATTATTTCATTCCGTGAGTCATTTAAAGAAGGATCTGGATATAAAGTCGGAGATGTTGTTGGAATAGTTACAAGTTCTGTAGGGACATCTGGTGGACAGGGAAGAGGATCAAGACTTACAATTACAAACACTCAAGGTATAGACAAAATATTCCTAACAAATGTAAAAGGTGATAATAATTCATTCGCAGGTAATGTAGGAACTGCTCTGAGTTTCTTCAATGATAGTAATAATATTGTAAGTTTAGGTGGAACCTTTATTGTATCAAATAACTTAAATACTACAGGAGTTAATGCCGGAAACTTATTTAAAGTTAATAATTTAGATCATGGTATGTATTCCAATACAAACAAATTAGATTTGAAAAATATTTCTAGTGATATAGTTCCAACAGAATTAAGTGCTACATTATTAAATAATGAATCAAGTAGTATAAGTGTTGCGAGCACATCAGTGTTTACTACTTTTGAGGGAGCTCCTGTTAGTGGAATTAATACAGGTTACGTTAAAATAGATAATGAAATTATAGGATACGATGGTGTTGGAGGTGGAGTATTAAATATTGCTTCTGGTGCTAATGGAAGGGGAGTTGATAATACAAATACATTAAGTCATGATGTGAATACTTTAGTTAGTAAATATGAATTAAATGGTGTTTCCATAAGAAGATTATCTAGAAATAATTTGAATGTAAACAGTAATCAAATAGAATTAGATAGTCATTTTGTTGAGTTTGACAGATCGACAAATGGTAAAAATAGATCATCAGATTCAATGAACTTCCCACAATTATCATTCAACTCAAAACAATCAACTGGTGGAAATTTTGTAAGATCTAGTGAAAATATACCATTTAATTCTATAAAACCTAATATCTTAGTTTCTACTCCCGTTGGTGTTGATGGTGCAATAACCGATATTAATGCATCAATAAGAACAATATCTGGGACAAGTGTAGGAGGAAATGAACCATCATTTGTTGACTTAGGTTATGAACCTATTTCTCTTAATAATTTAAATCCATTAAATAGTGTTCGCATGGTGGCATCTAAAGTTAATGAAAATCAATATTTAAATAGTTTACCAGAAAATAAATCATTTACATTACTTATGAATTTAAGTTCAAACAATCCGAATTTATCACCAGCGATCTCAATGAGAACTTTACCGAACGTTGAATTATACTCAAGTAGAATCAATAGACCAATAGATCTTGATTCTTATGACGTAAATGGTGAAGTTAATTCAATATTGAATGATCCTCATGCTGCTGCTTATGTTTCAAATAGTATAAGATTATCAAAACCAGCTACATCACTTAAAGTTATTTTAACTGCAAATAGACCTGCCTCTGCTGATTTTAGAGTTTTATATAGTTTGAATAGAATTAATTCGGAAGAAACTGCACAATCCTTTGAACTATTTCCTGGTTATAAAAATTTAACAAATGTTGATCCTGACGATGGATTTGGAGATTTGGTTGTAGATCCATCAAAAAATGATGGAAGAGCAGATTCGTTTGTGCCATCAAACACATCTAATCAGTTCTCAGAATATCAATTTACTGCTGATGATTTAGATGAATTTAATGGTTATACCATAAAGATTGTTATGTCAAGTTCAGATCAATCAGCAGTTCCAAGAATTAAAGAATTGAGGACAATTGCAGTAAGATGATAAAAGTAGAAGGACACTCAAATCTTTTTAGAGATTCAGAAACAGGAGCTATTATTAATAAAGATAATCATGGATATGATCAATATTTAAAATTAATCAAAAGTGACAATAAAAAAGAGAGGGAACTGAGTAAAATGAAAAATGATATTGAAGAAATAAAGGAAGCATTATCTCAAATTATTAATAATCTTAATAAGAACTAAATATAATTAGGATCACTATAAAAGTCGATGTCAGCAGTATATGTATCAAATCTAGTTATAAACGCTGGATCAACTTTCAGTCAAACATTTGAACTAGGTAATACTCAAGATAACTCACCATTTAATTTAACTGGATACTCAATAGCAGCTCAATTGAGGAAACATGCGAGTAGTAGTGGTGTAACAACCTTTACTTCTTCAATAAGTGACGCACCTAGTGGAAAAATTTTAGTTGGATTAGCATCAACTGAAACAATAAACATAAAACCTGGTAGGTATGTGTATGATATAGTTGTTACTTCAGGTGCAATAAAAACTAGAGTTGTTGAAGGATCTGCACTAGTACGGGAGGGAGTAACAAGGTAATGTCAGAAATTAATGCAAACATAGGACCCACACCTGCAATAAAGGTTTTAACAACACAACCATCTGTCAATCCAGAACAATCGGTTAATGCTACAAATGTAGTTGGTGGTATAGCTTCTGTTACACAATTATCTGTAAGTGGTGTATCTACACTGGGGATTATAACAGTTTCAAGTGGAATTATTTCCTCTACAAGTGGAATTGTTACATACTTAGGAGACGGAAGTCAATTAACTGGAGTTGTTGCCACAGATCTAGGAGATATAGATGAATTGAATGTAAGTGGTATAACTACCTTAAATAGAATTAAAGTTGAATCTGGTATTATAACAGCAACAACTGGTGTTGTTACTTTTACTGGTGATATTACATCTCTGGATGGAGGATCTTTTTGATGGCTAAACCAAGTACAAGACAAGGATTAATTGATTATTGTTTCAGAAAATTAGGAGCTCCTGTTCTTGAAATAAATGTAGATGATGATCAGGTGGATGATTTAATCGATGATGCTCTACAACTCTTCAATGAGAGGCATTATGACGGTGTTGAGAGGATGTTCTTGAAGTATAAACTAACACAAGAAGATTTGGATAGAGGAAAAGCACAAGGAACTAGTGGGGTAGGTATAGTTACAACAACTGGTCAATCAACAAATGTGAGTGGTTTGGGAACTGTAACATCTAATTTTTATGAAACATCAAATTTTATACAGGTTCCTGATGCTGTTGTTGGAATAGAAAAAATATTTAAATTTGATTCAAGCACCATCTCTGGTGGAATGTTTAGTATTAAGTATCAATTATTCTTAAATGATTTGTATAGGTTTAATTCTGTGGATCTTCTACAATACTCTATGACAAAAACCTATCTTGAAGATATTGATTTTCTTTTAACTACTGATAAACAAATAAGATTTAATAAAAGGCAAAATAGATTATATTTAGATATAGATTGGAAAGCACAAGAGGTTGATTCCTACCTAATTATTGATTGTTATCGAGCACTTGATCCAACTGAGTTTACAAAAGTATTTAATGATCCATTTATAAAATTGTATCTTACATCGTTAATAAAAAGACAATGGGGACAAAATTTAATCAAATTTAAAGGTGTAAAATTACCAGGTGGTATTGAGTTAAATGGAAGAGAGATATATGAGGATGCTGAAAGAGAGTTGGAAAATATACGACAAAGAATGATGCTTGAGTATGAAACTCCTCCTCTTGATTTTATTGGATAATGTCTTTAAATCCTTTCTTTCTACAAGGGTCTCAAAGTGAGCAGAGACTAGTTCAAAATCTTATAAATGAGCAATTGCAAATTTATGGGGTCGAAGTCGTATATTTGCCACGTAAAATAGTAAAAAAAGATCAAATATTAACCGAAATTCAATCTTCTTCATTTAATGATAATTTTTTAATTGAAGCATATGTTAACACATATGAGGGTTATTCTGGTGCTGGAGATGTTTTAACTAAATTTGGAATGAGTTTAAAGGATGAATTAACAGTAACTATTTCAAGAGAAAGATTTGAAGATTTTATATCACCATTTTTAGGAAGTTTACCTGCTGATGAAATTGAGGTATCAACAAGACCAAGTGAGGGTGATTTAATATTTTTCCCTTTAGGTAAAAGACTATTTGAAATAAAATTTGTTGAACATGAAGAACCATTCTATCAGTTAGGTAAAAATTATGTTTATCAATTAAAGTGTGAACTATTTGAACTTCAAGATGAAATTGGTGGTTGGAATGAGTTAACTAGAACTACACAGACTATCGATGACACATTAGTTGATCAAGGTTATATAACATCATTACAATTAATTTCAATTGGATCAACTGCAACGGTTGGTATTACAACAACGACTGGTTATATTCGAAACATAATTTTAAATAATGATGGATTTGATTATTCAAAAACTCCAACCGTATCCATATCAACTGCACCATCTGGTGGTGTTAATGCTACTGCTGTTGCAATTACCACTTCTGTATTAGGGTCACAATCAGTTAAAGAGATACTACTAACAAATCCAGGTGCGGGATATACAGTTACACCAACTATAACTATTGTAAGTGCCTCCTCTACTATCACTGGTGTTGGATCAACATCATATGGTGTTGGCGCAGCAGCAACAGCTGTCCTCGTAACTGATTCTGCAGGTATTGGTGCAATCAGCATTGCCTCAAGTGGAAGTGGATATGCAAGAAATCCAACAATATTCTTCAATACACCTACATCAGGTATCGGAACTGCTGTTGGTAGAGTGAGCATCAGCACAGATGGTTTTGTCACTCAAACCTTTTTGGAAGATGCTGGTATTGGATATACTTCTGGAACTGGTATCGCAACTATTTCTCCACCACCAGTAATTACAGGAGTTGGTACTTACATCTTTAATGAGCAGATAACAGGAAGTATATCTGGAGCAAAAGGTAGAGTTAAATCATGGGATACATCTAATAATGTATTAAAATTGGGGACAACAGATGGCACATTTATCGCAGGAGATGTAGCTATAGGATCCACCTCAAATGCTAGATTTACAGTTGATTTTATTGAATCAGCTGAATTTGCTGATAAATATGATAAGGGTGATGAAATAGAAAGTGAAGCTGATGACATCATCGACTTCTCAGAAGGAAATCCATTTGGTACATTTTAATGTTAGGAACTTACTACTACCATCAAATAATTAGAAAGACAATAATATCTTTTGGAACATTATTTAATGCAATTTACATCAGACATGATGATAAAGATGGGGACACTTATAGTGAAATGAAAATTCCTTTAGCATATGGACCTTCACAAAAATTCTTAGCAAGATTAGAACAACAGGCAGATTTAAACAAACCTGTAGCAATGACTCTACCCAGAATGTCATTTGAAATGACTAATGTTACTTATGATGCTACAAGAAAAACTGGTATAACACAAACCTTTAAAGCATCTGATGGAAATAAGATTAAAAAGGTATTCATGCCTGTTCCATATAACATTGGATTTGAATTAAATATTTTAACAAAAATAAATGATGATGCATTACAAATTGTTGAACAAATATTACCATTCTTTCAACCATCATTTAATTTAACTGTAGACTTAGTAACTGCTATTGGTGAAAAAAGAGATATACCCATAGTTTTAGATTCAATTAATTTTCAAGATGATTATGAAGGTGATTTTTCAACTCGTAGAGCATTAATTTATACTTTAACATTTACTGCAAAAACATATCTATTTGGACCTGTTCCAGATAGTTCTCAAGGTTTAATTAAAAAAGCACAAATTGATTATCATACTGATGTTGACACTAAAAATGCAAAACGTGAAGTAAGATACACTGTTGAACCTGATCCAATAACAGCAGGTCCTGATGATGACTTTGGATTTAGTGAAACTACTTCATTCTTCTCTGATGGTAAGACATATAGTCCAACTCAACAAAAGGATATATAATGAATTATGGAAGACAAATTTAACTCATTAAATAAAACATTTAATACAGACTCTGTTGAAATTGAACCTGTCAAAGAGAAAAAACTCAATCTTTCAAAAAATAAAAATGACGTAGATAAAGATTACGAGTATACTAGAGGGCAGTTGTATTCCTTAATAGAGAAGGGTCAAGAAGCAATAAATGGTATAATGGAAGTTGCTGGTGAGAGTGCAAGTCCCAGAGCATATGAGGTTGCAGGTCAATTAATAAAATCTGTTGCAGACAGCACAGATAAATTAATGGATTTGCAGAAAAAACTTAAGGATGTTGAAGAAGACATTCAGAAAACAACAAATAACGTCACAAATAATTCTTTATTTGTAGGATCAACTGCTGAATTGTCAAAACTACTCAAAGATGGTCTTCTAAATAATAATACTAGTTTAAATGATAAGTCTTAATAATGGGGATCAAAAAACCTTCAGATTACTTTAAAAAGGAAAGTAAAGATAATGAGAATTTAATTGGTAAACCAAACTTAAGTTCTTATTCGGAAGCTTTTAATTCTTTTAAGGAAAATTTATCAAAATTTGATAAAATTACCGAGACAATTAAAGTTGTAGATGAAATAAAAACTGAATTAGAAGATTTTCTTAAAAAAGAAGACCTTGATAATGCGATGATGTCGTATGTCTTTTTGTTGGAAGAAAATATAAACACATTACAGAATAATGTAAAGAGTATTAATACAGAAACATTAACTGAAATAAAATCAAAGGTCACAGATGTTACTGACGTAGTAAATAATTTTGCAGAAGTAGAATTACCAAAATATAAAAAAAATATAATCGATTCTGAATTAAGGTCAGAAGAAAAATTTGATAAATTTAAAGAAGAATTTTCAAAATTACTAAATGAAGTTTCAACAAATATTGATACTAAACAGTTTGAGATAGAATCTAAAACAGAAAAAAATTTAAATGAGGTTGTAAAAAACATAGATTCTTTATATGTTGATATTCCAAAATACGAAAAAAACATTATTGATGTTGAGGTTAAAACAGATCAAAAATTTGATGAATTTAAAGAAGAGTTTAATAATTTTATTAATGAAATATCAAACAATTCAGAAAAGAATTTAAATGAAGCCGTAAGTAATTTAGAAAATCACATAAAAAATATTGATGATGATAGTAAAAATATATCAAATACACTTAAAGTAAAAGTAAATGAAATAAAAAAATTAAAGAAAAATGTTATTGAAGAACTAAAAGTAAGTAAAACTTTACAAAAAGATTTCAATAAAAAAATTACAAATCTTGAGATTGAAGTAATTCGTGGTGAAAATAACATAAAGGAGCAAAATGATAATATTTTATCAATTGAAAAATCTTTTAAAGATACGATTGATAAATTAAATGTTAAAGATTTAGAAAAAGAAAATTTTGTACTTTCAACAAAAATTAAACATCTTGAGGAAGTTTATGAAAATTTAAAAGAAGAGAGTAAAATAAATGAAACTTTAATTGAAGAAACACTACCATCTACAAAAACATCAGATCCACTCACACCTTTAGATCAAAACTATGTTACATTAGATCAACTTCAACAACATTATAGACTATTTTTAAATCGCATTCAGACTCAACTATCCACATTAGGTGGTGGTGGAGAGACAAGATTGCAATATCTTGATGATATTGTTGGTATTGCCACTGATTTAAGTGAATATAACGGTAAATTTTTAAAAGTAGACACATCACAACCAGCAGGAAAGAATTTTGTATTTGAAACTGTCTCTGGAGGCGGTGGAGGAGGATCCACAGGTGCTGGAGGAACGTGGGCTACATTTGACAGTAATACTGGAATTACAACGACAAAGAAAGTCAAGATTGCTAATGATCTTGAGGTCACTGGTGTCACCACATTTGCTAGTACTGTCAACTTGGGTGATAATGATAGATTAAATTTCAAAGATACAAATACTGCAATATATGGTGATGTATCAAACTTAAACATTGAAGCTGCTGCTAACAGAAATGTTAGTATTAAAGTTAATGCTGCTGGTGGAACATCGGGAGATATTATATTAAAAACTGGAAGCACTGAATCAGTAAAAGTAAATGGTGATGGTGGTGTTATTGTAACTGGTGTTACCACAATAGGCAATGTTGTGGTTGGTGGTGCTACTACAGACTTAATTGTCAATGGTGATGCCAGAGTAACTGGTATATTAACTATTGGAACTGGATCAATTACTCTAAATCCAACTGAAAAGAAAATAAGTGGTGTAGATGAGATTGAAATTGGATCGGGAACGACTGCTATCACGATTAAAAAATCAGAGACAGGAGAAATAAAGTTTACTGACGAAAATGGTGATGAGAAATCAGTTGGTATTGGAACAACAGTAAGTATTAATACATCTGGTATTATAACTGCAACAACTTTAGCAGGAACACTCCAGACTGCTGCACAACCAAACGTAACTTCACTAGGAACATTAAGTTCGTTAAACGTAACTGGAAACGTATCAGTCGGTGGAACATTAACATACGAAGATGTAACCAATATAGACTCGGTAGGATTAATAACAGCAAGAAGTGGTATTGAATTTGGTGTTGCTGGTGCTGGTGGAACAATTAGAGCAAATGGAGATACTACTTTAGCTGGTGTTGTTACTGCATCATCATTTGTTGGTGGTGGTTCAGGATTAACTGGATTTACAGCATCTCAAATACCGAATTTAGCATCAAGTAAAATAACTTCTGGAACTTTTGACGCAGCAAGAATACCAACACTAAACCAAAATACTTCAGGAACCTCTGGAGGTTTAACTGGATCTCCAAATATAAACGTAAGTAGTATAGTCGGAACAGCATTATCAATAAGTGGTATTTCAAGTGTAGGCACTGCTATTACGATGTATGGGTCTTCTGGTATTGTTAGTGCTACTAGTTTTTATGGAGATGGTTCCGCACTGACTGGACTTGCTGGATTCTCACCAGACGGACAAGAGAACTTATATGCAGGAACAGGTGCTGGTGCATCCTCTGATGCTGATACTTGCTTCAACATTGCTCTAGGTTGTAATGCTGGTAAAACAAACTGTGCAGGTGATTACAACGTATTATTGGGATGTACTGCAGGATGTTTACTTACATCTGGTGGTTGTAATGTATTAATAGGTAAAGAAACAGGATCATATCTCACAACTGGTAATAGAAATGTATTCATAGGTCGTAATGCTGGTAAGTATTCAAGCACAGGAACTAATAATGTTATTTTAGGAAATGCTGCTACAAGTGGTCCTGGTTTAACTGGTAGTAATAACTTTATTACTGGTTTTGCAGCGGGAGAGGCCATGACAAGTGGTCGTTACAACGTTCTTACTGGAAGTTATGCTGGTAATGACATAACTGAAGGTGAGCAGAATATTTTACTGGGTCTAAGTGCTGGTGAAAAACTCACTACAACAGATAAAAACATCTTTCTTGGTTCTTATGCAGGAAAATGTAATACTGGTACTGCAAACATTTCATTAGGTTGTGATTCCCTTAAAGCTTCTGGTGCTAGTTTTGGAACCATTGCGATTGGAGGAAAGGCAGGATTAAGTAATGCTGCTGGTTCTTATAATATTTTCTTCGGATTTTGTTCAGGAAATACAACTACGTCTGGCGGTAAAAACATCGCAATTGGTCGTAATGTTGAACTACCATCTGCGACTGGTAATTGTCAATTAGCAATTGGTGATGATACAAATCGTTGGATTACTGGTGATAGTTCCTTTAATGTAACTCTTTCTGGTATTGCAACTGTTTATGCTGCCACTGGTATTGTTAGTGCTACTAAGTTCTGTGGTGATGGTTCGGCACTGACTGGTATTAGTGCTGGTGGATTTACACCAGACGATCAATATAATTTATATGCTGGAACATGCGCTGGTAATGCATCTGATGCTGATACTTGTTTTAATATTGCACTTGGTTGTAGAGCAGCTCAAGCATTAAATGCAGGTGATGATAATATTGTGTTGGGTCGTAGTTCGGCTCTTTCTCTGACGACTGGTAATTACAACCTTTACTTTGGTTTAGCCGCAGGATGCAACAGTGCCACTCAAAGTAATAACATGGGTATTGGAAAATACACAGGAGTTAATTACTGCACATCGGCACAATGTAATATTTCAATTGGTGTGTATGCTGCTAAAAACAGAGCAAGTGGATGTCATAATATAGCATTAGGTGCTTCAGCTCTTTGTGGTGCGGAAGGTCAAATAACAAGTAATACTGGTAAAGCGAATATTGCGATTGGTTATAACGCAGCATTCTGTATGAGCTCTGGTGCATGTAATACTTTCTTAGGAGAATCTGGAAAATATGTAACTACTGGTAGTCATAACATTGGAATAGGTAAGTTAGCAGGTGGATCTGCTGTTACTGCAACTGGAAGTTGTAACATTTCATTTGGATATTATGCTGGATGTTGCCTCACTTCGGGTTTTCAGAACATATTAATTGGTCAAAATGTAGGAAAAACTCTAACGAGTGGTTATGATAATATTGCACTTGGTTGTAATGCGATGAGTGATGGTGCAGTAACTGGTGCTTGTAACATTGCAATTGGTATAAGAGCATTAAAAAAAGTTGTTGCTGGTGGACAAAATATTGCAATCGGAGAAGGTGCAGGATGTAGTACAACTTATGCTAATAATAATATATTTATTGGCCAAAAGGCAGGTAACAATAACGTAGGAGGAGCAAGAAATATTGCCATAGGTCTTGATGTTGAATTAAATGAAGCTAATGATCAACTTGCTATAGGTTGTTGTGGAAGTCGTTGGATTGAGGGTGACAGTTCCTTTAATACAACTTTAGCTGGTATTGCAACTGTTTATAGTGCCACTGGTATCGTAAGTGCAACTAAGTTCTGTGGAGATGGTTCGGCACTCACTGGTATTAGTGCTGGTGGATTCTCTCCTGATGATGATCAAAACTTATTCGCATCTAATACTTGTTCTGGATGTAATCTTGATGGGTCTTCTGGTTGTTATAACGTATTCTTTGGTG